CACGGAAGCGTGCTCCACGCGAAATTGTAGGGCTGCCCGAAGTTGTCCCCTACGCATTTCAGCGTCACGCCGCGAGGCACCGTGATGTTGCCGCTGGTTGCCAAGTAAACGGCCGGTGCGAGGACCAACACCTGCCCAACGTCATTACCGATGCTGCCCGCCACCGAGGCGTTGAGTGCGTTCTGTAAGCACGTGCGCGCATCTGTCACCCCATCGTGCGGGCAAGAAAAATCATCCGCGTGAGGCTCGTCTGACGCACGTGACGCAAGCGTCCGCGCAGTACTGCCGACCGTGCCGATGGTGGTATTAGTCGAAGCAAGACCCCCAACTGCAACTGCTCCCACACTCGGAGCGGTCAACGTGACCACCGGCCCGGTCTGGCCGTTGACGGATGTGATGGTGCCGCCCCCGCCGCCGCCTCCGCCACCCCCAGGCGTGACCTGTTGGGCGTGCGCGGCCGCCGACGTGCAGACGCAGAGTGCGTATATCAAACCAGCACGGAGAATTCTCATGTTTTGGCTTTTCATTGTCTTTGCTTGCTTCGGTCTGGTTGGTTTGCTGCTCTACGCAGCGGCGCGCGTAGCATGGGCGCTACTGCGCTTAGCAGTCTACCTAATACCAATCTTCTGTGTGGGTATGGCGCTATGGGCGCTAGTGCTGGCCCTGTAGCATAGCTAATTCAAGCCAAACGGCACACCGCCAGGCCGTTTTAGGGGCGGGGCTGGGGGTGTAGTAGCGGCCAGCGGCCAAACTGGCCTGGCCGCCGCTAATAGGAGCTGGTTTGGTAGACGTCCATCTGCTTGCACGAGCGGCAGACGAAGTTGCCCTTTGAGATTGGCGTAAAGGGCTTCTGACAGCACAAGCATTTCCGATCGCCTATGGTCAGCTTAGATGGCGGTGTGGCCTGCGACGCGGAACTGCGCCTGTAGCGCTGTAGCACGTAGCGGACCTGAGTGACGGTCAATCCCAAATCCTGCGCAACGTCGGTGACGGTGCGCCCGGGAGTAGCGCTGGAGAGAATACGCTCAATCCTCTCCAGCGGTATTAGCTGCCCTATCGGCATCAGTTTGGTTTGACGCCTTGCTCGACCATTTGATCAAGCATCTGCTGCGCTTGTAGATGGTCCACCACAATCTCGGCAAAGGTCTTGGCGATTGCGTTGGCCACGGCCAGCCGTTCCAACGGTTCCAAATTTTGGACCATGTGGAGCAGCGTGGACGTGGTAAGGTTGATTAAAGGCGCGGCGTTAGTGTGTTCGCCGATGTCGTAGCAGCGCGTGCCAGTGCCGGTATTATCGTAGAACACCAGCAAGGATGCGGATTTGTCCGCGTAGCAGCCATTAGTCAAACCTTCCAGGAAGGTCTTTGCCGCCTTGGTCAGCGACGGCACACGCTCATTGTTACCGAGGACTAGCATGACTAGCCGCCGATTCCCACGCCTTTCTCATCACCGGATGCTTTTTTGATGCGCGGGCGCTCGAGTGCCTTGGGTTGACCTGCAACCTCCGACGCATCGGCGAGCTGGCCGCTGTCGAACTGGTAGTCGACTTCGTTCTCGTCCGTATTCTGACGATCCTCACCAACCGCGCCGACCACGGCATCCGGCTGTTGCTGCGCGTCCACGTCGCTGACGGCCTCGGTCGCGTCCTGGTAACCCGCATATGGGTGCGGTTCGTTTGGCTTATCCGGGCTGGCCGGATTCGGCTGGCCGGGGTAGCTGCCGGTGCTAGCCTCCTGGCCAGGGGCGACTTCTGTGCCGGGTGTGTCTGGACGCTTGTCGATCATCACCGTGCGCGGCCTGGCGGGTTGGTTGGCGCGTTCGGGGTGCGCAACCAGGTGCTCGAGTTCCGCGATGAGCGCACGGACGCTGTGACCCACGAACGCACGCGACACATCCAGCGCATGTTGCACGCCGGCCTGCCAGGTGTAGTTGTTTGCGACTGCTGCGGGGTCCGCCGTCGTGCTGTTGTCGGCCGGCTGCTGGAGAACTTCGTCGCCCTCGCGCACAACCGGGCCGGGGGTTGCAGTCATTGGATCGGACATTCTAACTCCTGTTGCCTTGTTGTGTTAGATAGCGGACTGATCATCGCCGATAGCGTGGACCGGCACGGTGTCCGGTGGGCCGGGCTTCTTGTTGCCATGCAGCAGCGCCCGCATGGACGCGTAGGGCATCGGCACCCACTTCATAATGCCGTTAAAGAAAACCCGACAAACAGGACGGTCGTGTTCGTCGGGTGTAAATTCATCAGACACACCGACAGCGCTACGGGACATGTCGTAGCGCGTGCCGTCGACGTCGCGGAACGCGATACGTGTATCGTCGATATTCATTTGATTTGCTCACTGTCCTCGACGTGCGCCAGCCGCGCATCGGGTAACACCGTTATACGGACAGCACGGAGAGCGCTGTCCCGTTCCTGCGCATCAAGCGCCAACGCATTTTCGCAGATTAAAGCAAGTGCTTCGTTGACGCGCGCCTTTGCTGTGTCCGGCGGTGTCTTGGCCAAGTGCTGCTGTTGGTAGTAGCGGTGCTGCTGTTGGTAGTAGCGGAATTGATCGCGGCGCATCTGGACGCAAACACGAAGATTGTTGCTCATTGCAAGCTCCACGCGACCAGCAGCCACAGCACCATACACACGATCGCCCAAAAGAAGACCGCCGGATGCGGGCCGGGCTTGCGCGCGTGCCAGCCACACGGGTTGCCTTTTCGCATCATGGTGTTGCAGTGAGGACAACGCTGCTGGTAGGTCGGTGGTGCGTTGACACACGGCGGCATCAGGTGCATCCGCTCCATCAGCCCCACCGTGCGAAAATGAGCCAGTCCCACCGTGCGAAAATGAGCGCCAGCACAAGGCTGGAGCACACGAACAGGACGAGAAACACGAACACCCACGGCACACCCCACCACGGCTCGCCGCGACGGGAGTATTGAATGCTCTTGCTTTCCTTTTGAAGTCCCAGCACGTCGACTCCTCCTGTTTTTTCAGCTAACAGGATATACACGGCTCAGTAGCCGTCCACATTTCCGAGTGCGATGCTGATCGCGTAGCACCACGTATCAAGTAAATCGTCCGCGCGCTTAGCCGCGTCCTTGTCACCTAGTCGGAAACCAAACACTTGCGCCAGCAGGTGATTCCGCGTGGTATCCTTGTATTGCACAATTTTGTTGTAGGCTGGCTCACTGATCTTGACAAGCCCCTGGTAGACGTAAGCGGACACGTTCAACGCCCGCTCGTCCTTACCCTTGGACGTCAGCTTCATGTCGATGCCTTGAACAGGGGCTTGCTTGCGCTGCATCTGCTGCACAAGGATAGCACCGGAGTTGACGTTCTCCACGAACACGCCCAGCGAGCCCATGCGCGACCCACACAGCTTGGATAACTCTTGCGTGCGCGCAATCACGTTAGGTATCCAATGCTCGAGCAGCGAACCCTCGATTTGAAGGATGTCGTAGTCCAAGCACACCAGGCGCTGCCCGATATAGCGTGACGTCGCCCAATAGCTGACGGCTGTGCCGTCATTCTCACTGCCTGCTTTGACAGCGGTATCGACTACGGCAAACACACCGTCGCAAATCATCGGTAGCGGCGTGGGCAGTCCGTTGACCAGACAGCGCTCCAGCTCAAAAAACTGGATACCATGCCAGTCGACAAACTCGGCAAGATATTCCTGGCGCCACACAAGCGGGGGCTTAGCCTGATGTAGCCGCGCCAGCTCCTCAACCGGCATCCGAGGATTGCTGTGTGTTGGTGCGTGGTATTCGGCGAAGTCCAAGTCGCGCTGCGTGCAAACCTTGTAGAAGAAATTCTCGTCATCGATTCCGGCGGTGTTGCTGGCCACAATGACGTTGCCGCAATAGTCCAGGAGCGTCGGTTCGATGCTGCGCTCCCAAATCGCCGTCATGTTGGGTTTGGCGAACGCGGCCTCGTCGATGAGGACCGTGTGGTATTTGCGGGAGCGGCCAGCGGCCTCGTCCTCAAGCGTCCAGAAATCAATAATACCACCGTGCTCGGTGCGCAGCACACCTTCGGTCTTGGAACTGCGCCGTAGTATCGGACCCAGCATCTGTCGCAGGTCTTCAAAGACCTCGGAAAGCCGCTTGTAGTCCGGCGCGAAGTAACCAATCAGTTTCTGCTTTGCGGCACCGTCACCAGCGATGCACTCCAGCAGCGTAGTCTTACCCCACCGCCGTCCGCACCTGATGGACAGACGTCGGTGCTTCCTGGACATCCGGTAGGCTTCAACCTGTGACGCATGAAGCGTCGGCAGCACAATAACAGCAGGTCCGTCATTCCTCGCTTGCTGCTTGTATCCCAGGGAGCTCAATCGGGCAGGCCGCCAATGATCTTCACTGCAACGCCGACGTTCGGGTCATTTGGATCGGGGTTCGTGTTGACCGCTACTTCCAAGTGCCGGTCACGCCACAGATCGGGACGACGGTTCTTCAGCCAGAAGATGCAGCTTGTCGGGTCCGGTGCATAGTGCTCAACGTATTCAGCGCGAACGATCTCACCACCTTTGGTACAAAAGATCTTTTCCACTTTGTGACTGTAACCTTTTGCACGGTGGAATAGCGATTTTGCTATGTAGGCGTCAGCATTTTCACGACCATCTTTTAAGGCATTGTCAAAAGATTGGTGTGCTGCACGCCATTTGTAAATCGTAACGATGTCCACCTGATGGAAGTTCGCGATCTCCTGATCCTTAGCACCCAACAGGCAAAGATTGTAGGTTTGAACATCCATGTATGAATGGTATTCCGTGGGGCGGCCTAGCTTGTTGGCCTCCCGCTGCGCGACCTTGTCCTCAAAGGTCGGCCGCTTCAACTTTGTAATCACTGGTCGCTGCACTACAGGTACTCCACGTCGTTATAGTTCAATTCCAGGTTTGTTAGACTTCGGCCAAACAAATCGATAAACACATGCACGGACTTACGATCAACGCTGGACACTACACCTTGAAATGATGCAAATGGTCCGTTGACGATTCGAACAGTCTGACCAGGCACTACAGTGTAACGCGCTGGTGGTGGCTGTTGTTCGGGTTCAAGCATTCTATTGATTACAGCATCCGGGATCGGTGTGGGATGCTCGGGTGTCGTTGAGAACAACTTGCGCACACCAAACGTCGAACAGATTGGGCGCCAGCGATCACACTGTGGATCAAACTGGACAAATAGGTAGCAGCCCAGCAGGCTTGCCAGGGATTCTTTCTTACGCTTGTTCACTATCACACGCGTCGGCAAGAACACCGTGTAGCCCTGGCGCTGTAGCTGTTGCTCAGCCAGGAATTCTTGCTTGACGTGTGATTGAACGCAAAACCACTTCGGAAATCTCATACTTTGCCCACGGCTACCGCACTCAACGGCCGGAAGCGGCGCGTTGAGTTAAGCTGGTTTCCAGCTTAACTTTGGGTTGTAGCACTTCTTTTGCCAGGCATGCAAGTGTTAGTTTATTCAAACATCCCTGGCTAAAGTGAAGGTTGGGAAGCACGGTCGGAATGGATGAGTGTGCGGAGCGTCAGCGTAGCACACCGTCTATTCGACGTGCTGCACAACCCGACGCGCTTCGCGCGTCGAAGCACCGTTCACGCTGTTGTCAGACCTGCTATGAAAGCAATAATTTTCCACACCCTATCCCCCCTAAAGACCTTCCCTATAGGGGAAGGGAAGAAAGGGGGGCGTGCGCGCACGCGGCAGTGTACTACCCGCGTGCGCGTAGGCTGTTGAATTTTTGACTTTGAATAAAAATAGTTGTTGCATTCCGTTTAGCGACACGTATATCGCTCCTGTAGGCCGACCCTGGCCAAGTGAGGACGACATGGTCGCCCTGTTGGAGAGCATCGAGACTGCCAGCGAAGCGGAGCGCCGTGAGGCGTTCGCGCGGCTGAACTATGAGTTCGGTCGGTCGCAGTCGAAAACACGCGTCTACGACGATTTCGAACATGAGGTGTTCGACGCCGTGTGCTCCGTGCTTGCATCGAGGATGCCCATTCACAACTGCGCAAACTCAATGGGCGTGCTGGCATTCAAAGATTCTTGCGCGATAGCGGCCAATTTCATCCGGGCGGCGTCGGCCGTGGTGCTGCGCAAGCCAGATCGGGAAACGCTGCTGCGCCTGGTCATGCGTTCGCTGCGCGCGCACCTCGAGCTGGTGGGCGTGCCGCCATCGGCGACGGCCATGCTTCAGAACATGAACGTCCTGTGGTTTGCAGTTGACAAGGACTATCCGGGCTACGCGGAGGCCCGGATGCTGCACTTCATTCTAAATCGGGTTCCCGTATAACGGGTTCGGGGTTGTGGCCCTGTTCAAGGTGGAACGGGCGCTGGTCGCCCTGCGCGAGGAGCCCGGCGATGTCTGACCACAAACGGGAAGCGTTTTCTCACCCGAATTACGGGAGGGAGGTTCGTATTGAGCAATACGACCGCGAGGTTCATCTGATCTTCGTGGCCGGCACGCGCGCGATGTCGGACCGCCTCGTTGAGGACCTTCTCAAGCAGCTCAAGTCTGGCGCACTGAACATCACGCTGATGGGCAAGCCGACCAGCGTGATCGAGGAGCCTGCCGCATGAATTACTGGCGCTTGTTCCGCCGGAATTTCTGGGACGGCTTCGGTAACGGCGTAGGCTTCGTCGCGGCGGTGGAGCTTGCCTTTTGGCTGTTCCACCACAGGTGGTTCCATTGAGCCGCCGCGAGCTGCACGACGTGTTCGGCATCGTCATCCATGAAACGCAAAAGGCATGGCTGATTGATGCCGGGGAGCGCGAGAACGTCTGGCTGCCGAAGAGCCTGGTGGAATTCGACCCTCAGCCCGGCAAGCCGGACCGAGGCACATTTACCATGCCGGTCGGCTTCGCGACTCAAAAGGGGCTGACGTGACAGTCTATGTTGATGACATGCGTGCGCTCGTTCGCCGCTACGTTATGTGCCACATGATCGCCGACACCGAGGCTGAGCTGCACGCCATGGCTGATCGGCCGGCGTCTTTGATCAACCAGCAAACCGCTTCTGGCCGCTGAACCGTGGGGCGGGATCTTACGATCCCGCCCCACTTGCATTCAGTAACCGTCGTAGCCCCCGCACCCCTCGGCGCGGTCAGCGCACGCATCACACTGATAGCCACGCGCACGGTCGGCCGGGGTCAACCGATTCTGTACTTTGCACGTCGGGCAGGGCTGGTTGCGGGGGTTGCGGGACGATGCGGCCCGCAGCGCTGACCGGCCACCCGGATCGGCGAACGGCGCTTCTTTGGGGAAACCATCGTCTTCAATAAACTTGTCGCCGAAGCTACGCATTAGAGTCTCCTATCTCAGACAGTGTAGTGTGGTAGGTAGTGCTGACGCACGAACTCGGTTTTGATTTCCGGAAGCTCCTCTCCACCCAGCAGCGCGAGGATGAGGATGAAGAGCAGCTTTAGCATGACCGGGTCTACCTTTGCGCGCCAGCGTGGGGTGCTCCCTGCGCCTGAATCGAAAGGTAGTCGCGGACTTGCGGAAACGCAAGCGGGAATCTGCTGTCTCGTCGATCTTTTTTCTGACACAACGGCAGGGCGGCCAGCGTGCGCTAACCGCTGGCCGCTACTACCCCCCTAGGGCTACCCCCAAAACGGCCTGGCGGTGCTTGAAAAGCCGTTTTTAGCTGGCGTGCTGGCCGGGGCTACCCGCCGCTGCGGAGGACGGTTGGGCAGTTAAGGCGAGCCGACGACAAAAATCTTGCTACGACCCCCATTTTTCCGCTTGCGTTTCCGCAAGCCCCGGCCTATGTAGGGGTTGTGGCCGGCGCTGGTGCTGGACGAAAAAAAGGAGACATAACATGACCGACACGGAAGCACATCGGCGCATTGCGGCCTACGCCGCGTCTGACCGGACCGGCTACCTCGATCTCCGCGGATGCACGGGCCTGACCACGCTGGCCGGCATGGGCAGCGTGGGGGGTGACCTCTACCTCCGCGGATGCACCCGCCTGACCACGCTGTCCGGCATGGGCAGCGTGGGGGGTGGCCTCTACCTCTCCGGCTGCACGGGCCTGACCTCGCTGGCTGGCATGGGCAGCGTGGGGGATGACCTCTACCTCCGCGGATGCACCCGCCTGACCACGCTGTCCGGCATGGGCGACGTGGGGGGTGACCTCAACCTCGACGGATGCACAGGCCTGACCTCGCTGGCCGGCATGGGCAGCGTGGGGGGTAACCTCTACCTCCGCGGATGCACCCGCCTGACCACGCTGTCCGGCATGGGCAGCGTGGGGGGTGGCCTCTACATCTCCGGCTGCGCGGGCCTGACCACGCTGGCCGGCATGGGCAGCGTGGGGGGCGGCCTCGACCTCTCCGGCTGCACGGGCCTGACCTCACTAGCCGAGGATGAGCGTGAGCGGTTTGCGGTGCCGGTAGTGCCGCACATCGACGCCGCAATCGCTGCCGCCATCGGTGACGGCGGCGCGCTGGACATGGCCACCTGGCACACCTGCGAGACGACGCATTGCCGCGCCGGGTGGGTGATCGCCTTGGCCGGCGAGGCGGGGGCAGCCCTGGAGCGCCGGGTTGGACCGGCCGGAGCCGGCGCGCTGATCTACCTCGCGTCCAGGCCCGGCAAGCCGATCCCGGACTTCTACGCTAGCAACGAGGACGCGCTCGCCGACATCATGGCCTGCGCCAAAGGAGACATAACATGACCGACACGGAAGCACATCGGCGCATTGCGGCCTACGCCGCGTCTGACCGGACCGGCAACCTCGACCTCTCCGGCTGCACGGGCTTGACCTCGCTGGCTGGCATGGGCGACGTGGGGGGTGACCTCTACCTTACCAGATGCACGAGCCTGACCACGCTGGCCGGCCTCGGCGACGTGGGGGATGACCTCTACCTCCGCGGATGCACCCGCCTGACCACGCTGTCCGGCATGGGCAGCGTGGGGGGTGGCCTCTACCTCTCCGGCTGCACGGGCCTGACCTCGCTGGCTGGCATGGGCAGCGTGGGGGGCTACCTCGATCTCCG